TGAGTTCGGCATGTCCCCGAGCAGCCGTACCCGTGTCAGCGCAAAGAAAAAGACGGGCGAGAAAAAGGGCTTCGCGGCCTTGTAGGAAACATCATGGCAAAGGAACCGACATATCCCCACGTTGAAGCCGCGCTTCGGTACGCCCGCGATGTTGTTGCCGGGCGGATTTTGGCGTGCCAGTGGGTGATCCTCGCCTGCAAGCGCCAGCTCGACGATCTGGGAAGGTGGGACGGCGTTGACGGCGCTCCGTATTTCTTTGACCGCGCCGCCGCCGAGCGGGTGATCAAGTTTGAGGAGATGATGCCCCACGTCAAAGGGGAATGGGCGCGCAAGCGCATGACCCTGAAACTTGAGCCGTGGCAGAAGTTCATCCTTTCAACGCTGTTCGGCTGGAAGCGCGCCAAGGACGGGCTGCGGAGATTCCGGGAAGCCTATATTGAAGTGCCGCGCAAGAACGGCAAGTCCTGCTTCGTGGCTCCGATGGGCCTTTACATGCTCGTTGCGGACGGCGAAGAGGGCGCGGAAGTGTACTCCGGCGCCACTACGGAAAAACAGGCGTGGGAAGTGTACGGCCCCGCGCAGATCATGGCCAAGCGCGCCGAAGGCTTCATGGAGCACTACGGCGTGGACGTCCGCGCCAAGAATATGAACCTCATTGGTTCCGCGTCCAGATTCGAGCCGTTGATCGGTGATCCCGGCGACGGCGCGTCGCCGCACTGCGCCATCGTTGACGAATACCACGAGCACGACAGCCCGCGCCTGTACGACACCATGATCACCGGCATGGGCGCACGCCGCCAGCCTTTGATCATCGTCATCACCACGGCGGGCTTCAACCTTGGCGGCCCCTGCTATGACATGCGGCTCCGCGCCGGGAAGGTTCTTGATCGTACGCTTCAGGATGAGGAACTGTTTGCCGTCGTCTACACCATCGACGCCGAGGACGACTGGAAGAGCCCCGAGGCACTGCGGAAGGCGAACCCGAATTTCGGTGTTTCCGTCATGGAAGACTACCTGCTGGCGCAGCAGTTGAAGGCCATCCAGAACCCCTCGAAGCAGAACACGTTCAAGACCAAGCACCTGAACGTGTGGTGCAACGCCCGCGCCGCCGCCTTCAACATGACGAACTGGGAGAAGTGCGCCGAGCCCGGCCTGTCGCGGGAACGCTTCGCCGGGAAGCCCTGTTTCATGGGCCTTGACCTCGCCAGCAAGGGCGATTTGAACGCCGTTGTGTACCTCTTCCCGGAAGACGGCGGGACGTATGCGCTGTTTGCCGACTTTTTCCTTCCCGAAGACGCGCTTGAATCCACCCAGAATGCGGACATCTACCGGGGGTGGGCTTCCGAAGGCTGGATCACTCTCACGCCCGGCGGGATGGTCGATTACGACACCATTGAGGAACATATCCTTGAGCAGGCCAAGCGTTTTGAGGTGCGGGAGTGCCCCTATGACCCGTATCAGGCGGCGCAGCTTGTGACGCATCTGGCGGATTCCGGCCTGACGATGGTGGAGTTCGGGGCCACGGTGAAGAACTTCTCAGATCCCTTCAAGACGCTGATCGCGTTGGTGGATGCCGGGAAAATTCGCCATGACGGAAATCCCGTCCTGACGTGGTGCATGTCCAATACGGTCTGTTTCACGGACGCCAAGGACAACATTTAC